AGTCCAAGTCGAGCAAGTTAAATGGATCATTCAGGTTAAGAATTGTAGCAAAGCGTTGGTGTTCAAGTTGATGTATTTGCAACCAATCGTCTAAGTCCTGCGGGTCTGCGTCGATTAGAGGATAGCGCGGCACGGAAAAGCCAGCATCCGTCAGCCTTTCACAGAAAACCTGGTGCTGGATACCGTTCTCAAAGAGGAAGTCTCTAAGGCTGTCAGGCTCCCCAAAGATGGGAGTCGACAGGGCATCCATGTTCAGACTCATTTGTCGGCCTTACTCTCCAAACGATCAAATATCTTGCCCAGCATGACCTTAATATCGTCAATGTCACGCTGATACTGCACCGCAGTAACGTAACGGTGCGGCATTTCATTGATGTTGTCCTCAATCTTCTCGACTGAATTGCTCAGTCTGTTGAGAATCCACATGCCAAAGGCACCAGCGATGCCAAATCCAAGGTTAATGAGCCATTGCGGGTCCACTCTACACTCCGTAGTAAGGAATTTTCTTGGTTACACCATTGACCACCACCTCCACATACCCTTCAGGGTTCAGCGGCAGGCTAGGATCAGGCATGGCAGCCGTGGCTGCTGTTGCTAAATTAGCATAAAAGTTAGCGGTCACTGTGACATTTGCACCCTCAAGTGTGGGCACATTGACGCTACCGCCAGTAATCGTGACGTTGTTGGCATCTTGGGTTGCCATGGTGCCCAAGCCACTGACATTGGCTGTCGAGATGGCAATGGCGACATTGGCAGCAGCGGTCAGGCGACCTTGTGCATCCACCGTAAACTGACCCACTTCTGTTGCAGTGCCGTACGTATCAGGCGCAACAGCGGTGTTAGCCAGGTCAAGCGTGACGTTGGCGGTCAGGTTTCCACCGCCACCCAGTCCAGTGCCAGCAATGATCTCAACCGTGTTGGCAGCGGCACCCACGTTGGCGGCATTGAGAACCACCGTGCCGACCTGTCCGTTGACGCTGCTGACAGAATCGGTGTTATCAACCTTCTCCCAGACGGTGCCATTAAAGATGGCCCAGTCGCCAATCTGCCAGTCTGTGATTCCATCGAGGTTTGTGCTACCGGCTACGTTAACAACGTAGTAATCACCCTGGGTGCCCGTACCAGACGCTAGAGCAGGCGAGTTTGTAGCGGCATCCCAAGTGCCTTTATAGGTTACGGCACCTACGCCACCGCCACCAGTTGATGCAAAACCACCCAGCGCCTTTAGCATGATCTACTCCTTACAGCCCATCCCCAGGGCAGATGTACAAGTCAGCAGTGCCGCTTGTAGTTACTGCCGTGAAGTAGGCATTTGGAACAAAAGAAAGAATCTCGTCGGTCTGCGGCAACAACGTCAGGACATTGGTGCTATTGGCACCATCACCAGTCGGAATCACACAATTGGTTGCAGCGTCAGCAGAGGTCTGTGCATAGGCCAAGAAACAGGCCGTGTTGCTCGACAGGTTGATAACCCGATACTGGTTGCCACCTAGGGTCGTAGAAGGCACCTGAACGGGCGTAGGAGCCGTTGAAGCAGCCACCAGCTTGACGGTCTTGCCAAGGGTCGTAAAGGCGTTGATACCCATTATTCTTCCCCTTCCATTGGCACATAGTCAGGATCATGCGGCAGTTGCACGTTGGGAAAACCCTCTTGTGCTGGCAAGTCACGCAATGCCTGACGGTATGCTGCCCAGTCTGCATCCAAGGCTTCTCCAGTCTCATAAGCGCGGATTACACGCCAGTCGCATGCCTTGAGTGCTGCATCCCTAGCAGAGCGCATCTGAGCCGCTTGAGAGGCCGTCTGAGCCGCTATCTCTTCAGCAGTCTTGTCTGCCACCTGGACGGTGTATGCCCAGCCATCTTCGATGTATGGGGCACTGGGCACAAGTTTCTGAGTAGCACGGTCATGTGGTTTGAACATGCTGACCTTGACCGCACCGTTGTCGGCAAGGAAGTCATCACTGGGGCCAGAAGCAGCAAAAGACACATTGGGGAACATGTCCTTGTAGTGCTTAACCTGTCCGTCTTTATAAATAAGCATGGTTAGTCTCCAATGTCAGGGAACGCCGCAGTGGGTGGCGTGAAGGTTGTTGTGTATCTTGCGATGCCTTTGGTGATGCGGAGGTCGTCGATGTAGCCTGTGTAGTATTCAGAGCCACCATTGGGAGCAGCCCCAATTAAGTTGAAACCCTGGGAAAAGTCTTGAGTGGTTGACCATGTAGAAGAAGCGGCTGTGCCATCAACATAGATTTTCACTACCCCAGACGAACGGACAACAGCAACATGGTTCCATTGATTAAGTGTTAGAACCCCAGAATTTGCTGACGACGAAATTCTAAATGCACTGTTTTGGTATATGAACATCTGCCCAGAAGCGTTGAACCCTATGTGAAATCCTGTTGCTACTGTCGCAGAATTAGTGCAACACCAAACGCTGATATAAGTTGCAAACGCAGTTGGGTATAACCACATTTCAACAGTAAATTCGCCGGTACCAAGAGCCAAACTTGTGTTTGCGGCAGCAACTACATAATCCCCAGTCCCATCAAACTCCATTGAGCCGGTACCATATTTGACAGTGGACGTATCAATCTGAGCGTTGCCAACAGTCTCTAGTGCGTTGAAGCCTGTGTTGTCGAGGATGCCAGCGTTGGTGAAGTTTAGTAATGCAGCGCAAGTTCCAGAGGATACGGTAGTTGTTGGTGGCGCTGTTGGTATACCGCTTGGAACATTAGCAGCCCCAGTTGTAAATCTAAACCCAGAAATGTAACCAGTAATGTAATCGCTAGTAGAACTACCGCCAATAGTCATGGTAGTTGTATTGTTTGGTGTGATGCTTACTGTATTACCAGCAACCCCATTCACATAAGCAGTAAAATTAGTTCCTGATTTTACGCAAACTATATAATTCCATGAATTAACTTTTATGTTGTTGTTTAGAGACCCAGATACTCCAGCAGCCTGAAATCTTATCCCAAGTCCAGAGTCATACAAACACTGCATATCACCAGATGACCCAGTTCCCGATTGAAACACAATTAAATTTGTTCCAGTTGCTGTTGGATAAAACCAAAAATCTATTGTGACATCTACCCCGCTTGGAGTAAGAGAAGCCCCTGACACACTCAAATAATCCCCACTACCATCAAAATACCCTGCACCACCATTGACTGCTGGGTCATACGCAGTCGTGATCGGGAAGGGAGAGAAGGGGGTTACTTTGACATCACCATTGCGAGTGATAGCAAAGGCGTTGCTGGAGTTGTCAATGAAGCGATTGGACTGGCAGGTGAGGAGAGAGGTGTTGGTGATGGCTGTGAGGGGTGTGGTGGGGACTGTAATAGTAGTGCTACTTGGGTCATAGACTGCGGTTCCCTTAACGGCACGAACATTTGACAAATAACCCGTCATGTCACTTCCGCTACTGTCGGCCCCACCTATGTATACAGCCGTTGTTGCCCAGTTAGTAGAATTAGAGCCAGTCGCTTCTCTAGTTCCGTTAATCCAAACCGATAGCGTTGTGCTACTGCGTGACACAGCAACATGATTCCAAGCGTTTAGTGTCAACGCATTGGTGGTGGTAAATAAGTCAGCAACACCGTACTGCCTTACAACCACTTTATTTGAAGCATCAACATTGATAATAAAAGAGTCTGTAGCCGAACCGTGATAAACACTTTTGGATGCTACGCTTACAGGGTAAATCCAAAGTTCAACAGTAAAGTTTCCAGTACCAAAACCAAAAGCAGCGTTGCTTGCGGTATTTAATTTATCCCCACTACCATCAAAGTAGTTACCCCACCTACCATCAGGCTTGCTAAACGGACTGAATGTGCCTTGTGTGGTGTTGCCGTTGCGGGTGATCGTAAAGTTGTTGGTCGAGGAATCTAAGAAGGTGTTGTTCTGTGCGCCATTGGTGCCATCACCGTGGAGCAGCAAAACGGTGTTCTGGAACTCGGCATCCGTCGCCTCCCCTTCCGCTGCACCCGAGGCAGCCAACATGGAAATAAGATCAGCCATTATTTCGAGTCCGTAGAAGACACCATTCCGTGAATCGTTGTACCCGCGTCATACGTCACAAACACTAAGATGTCCAAACCGTTGGCAGTCAATGACGGTGCAACGCCACCAGACCAGTCCACATTCGCCCAGGTAAGGGTATATGCCCCACCGTTGGTCAGAGCCACCACAGCGCCACTGAGCGTGTTTGCGGGGCTGGCATTGGCAAAGCTGAAGGTCAGGTTCGCATTGGCAGTTGCCGAGAAGAAGTTGGCATTGGCAAAGTCCAGTGTTGCATTAGCACTAACCACACCCAGCACTTCCCCGTTGATGGAGTAGTCCTTGAGGGTGGGCCTGGTTGCCAGTTGGTCCTCAAAGTTGATCGCCACATTGGTCAGCGAGGTTGCCGTATCACCCAGGTTAACTGTCGTGCCACCAATCACCACGTTGGAGTTGGAGAGGTAGGAATTGGGGAAGGTGGCTGCCACCGAGGTTACGTTGGCGTTGACCAGCGTTACGTTGGTTGCCGTGCCCCCAGTGATTGACACGTTGGCGAGGGCTTCTGAGCCGTTTCCAATCCCGTTGATGGCGTTGACCACCGTCGTAAAGTTGTTGTCCAGTTGGGACAGCGGGATGGCGGCATTAGCCGTCTGGAACGTATTGGGGATGGTAATTGGAAGTGCCATGTTTAGAACCTCGCTCTCAGTTCATGCTCGAATTGGAACCCATTGATTGTAAATGGGGTTGCCGTAGTTGTGATAGTCATGCCAAGGTACTTTCCATACATTTTGGCATCCGATTTATACAAGTAATACCCCGCCCCAGGACTCAGCGCAGCCGTCCAGCCAATGACCTGGGACGAGTTGTTGGTCCAGTCAATCGTCTGCAAGGAGTTATTGACCCAGAAGATCGTATTGGCAAAGTCAATCGCCGGAGACTGCTGGGATTCTGAGTCTACGTAGGCCGTCAGCAAGATGGGCACATTGCCCAAAGTCGCCTCAATGCCAATCTTGAGTGCCTGCTTGTCTCGAATAGGATCACCCATGGGCAACAAAGCAGTCTCAATCTCTACATCCACCTGATTAGCCGCATCCTCATAGAACTGGTACAGGTTATTGCCAGTGCTGGCATACAGGTTCAAAAACCCCTCTTTAACCGCAGGAACAACGAAGTAAGCATCCGCTAACTGGTTGGTAAAGAACCATTTGCGCTCAAAGAAGGCAGCTTGCAACCAGCGCATCGTGCCGTTGTCGTTGTACTTAAAGTTGTAGACGGCGCACAGGATGTTGTTAATCAAGCACTGACCGCCCGAGATAGGTTGACTAAAGTCAATCAAAGGGAAAACCCCATCCAGCGGGTCACTGACTTTGGTCGTCGTGGCACCCACCAGGGCATACACCCCGTACTCGTTCATAAACAGGATGGAACGGAAGTAAGGAAAGATGGCGTGCTTGAGGTTAGAACCCACCGATGCCGACACGTTGGTATTGGTAAATACCGTTTCCCCAGATGTTGAGTCCACTCGCACATCAGAAAACACGTTAATTGAATCCTCGCCAAACACATACAAGAAGTTGTTGGCTGACAGGATGCGTGTGATGTTCGTGCGCAGGGTGGAGTCTGAGATGGTCAGAAACCCTGCTGTGATGTTCGTAAAGTCGTTGAAGGTGTCAGCAGCCGTGTAGAACACGGTACGGTCTGAGGCGATCCAGGCGCGTCCAGAGAAGGTGGCTACGTCGGTGCCATTCTGGTCCAGAATCGTGCAAGTGGCGTTGGCGTTGCTACCGCCTCCGGTAATTGTCACGGTAGGGGCGCTGGTATAGCCGGTGCCTGCCTCGGTCACAATGATTTCGGAAACCGCATTGGCGACGATGATGACCTCGCCAGTGGCCTGGATGCCGTTGGCCTGGTCAGGGGTGCCAAAGGTAACCGTCGTGTTGGCTGCGCTGTAGCCACTGCCACCGTCATTGATGGTCACGCTGTTGACCGAGCCAATGTCGTGCAGGTCTACCCCATCCCAGGTCTTGTAGCCGTTGTTGGGGTCAATAATCAGGGCACGCTCGTTCTTCCACTGCGTAATCATTACGTCTGAGTTGGAAAAAGTGCCTGCATTGGCAATGTTGCCAGTTGCACCAGTGGTCAGATTGACGTACTGGGCAGAGCCATCGTCCTGAAAGCCTAAGACGTACTCATTGTTCTGAATGTTGATCGATCCCATGAACGTGACATTGGCAGTCCAGGCAGTCGCGTTAACAAGCTGGTTGCCCTCAACGATGCGCACGTTGCCGAATCCAATCGGCTGGGCGTTCTCTAACCAGGCAAACTCGCCATTCTCAATGACGGTGCGGCTGTTCTTGGTATTGACACCCTTGAAGTCTTTGACGACGGCGTACTGTTTCTTTTGCTCAACGGCAGCCATGTCAATACCCCGATATGTATGGTGTAGGTAGCCGTCTGGTGAAGGTTGTGTTTAGAGCCTGCATGACATGCTTCTGATACTCTTGCTTGAATATCTCAGCCTCGCCATAGGATTGCTCTTGGTACTTGGCAATGTAGGCCGCATAGAACGGCACTGCCTCAGTAAAAGGTGTGGGTAGGGTTTCGTCTGGGTCAGCGTCCGTCAAGGGTGGCTTTAAGACCACCGTATCCAGTTCAAGCTGATAGTCCTGATCTGGCTTGGGTCCAATGTAAATCTGCTTGGGACCATACATAGAGAACCCCACCGGCCTGCCATTGTAGTTCTGCCAGAAGCGCAGTTGCGCATTGAAGTTCGACCAGGCCATGTAGTACAAGGGCACACGACTGTTGCCCCAGTAAAGGTTGATCGTCAGTACGTCGATTGTGTCGCTGCCCTGCGGAAGGTCAGCAAAGTTGATTGTCTCAATGCCGGTTAAAGCAATGTAAGACTGCAAGACGCGATTGCACCCCGTATCCTGTATGAGGTGATTCCGTCCGTCGTTGATGTAATCCGTTAACTCCGCATTGGTCCAGAAGTTTGCGTTAACGTCATGCAGCAATCGACGGGTTTCTGTGATGTAACCCGAAAGAGTTGTTGCCATTA